GGATATCTGGGTTGAATTCTAAAAGAGCTGGAGTCATCTGAAGAAGCTCTGTAACCATTTGCTTATTCAGGAGCTGAAGAGCGAAAGTCTCGGCACCATAAACCGTGATATTCGCATCCACTAAGCCCTCATCCTCGGTAGCCGGATCATTCTGAAGGTAATGGTAGGTGCAGGATAAATCCCTCGAGATGATCTCTTGGTCAAAAGACCTTCGAATATCGAGCAAGATAACCTGAGCACTATTCAAATTCTGGGTAACTTCAGTTGCAGTTTGATGAGCCTGTTGAGTAACTCCAACTAAATTAGACGGGATCAAAGTAAGTTCATCTAACAACAACTCGAGTTTATCGAATAGTGCCATCAACTCTGCGCTAACTGATTCGAATTTAAGTTGGCTTAAAGCCCCACCCTGAGGACCCGCCCCTCGAACAAGAGTGCTACCAGGCTTAAACCGAACTTTCCCACCCGGGCGAAAGATCAGAGTTTGCTCGTCTACTACCGCAGGGTCGTAGGTAAACATCGCAGACCCTACGATAGTCGCGTTATCCTTTGATCGACTCCACAAATTTGACATAGCTCGGGCCGCTTCTCGCCCAAGAGCCATCACCCCAAACCCGTAATTTGTGTCCTCAACAGGAATCATCCTGTTGTAAGCAAGAGGACGTTTCCTGTCTGCCATGTAATTCGGGGAAGCGTAGATTAACTTGTCATTTAGGAAAATCAGGTTCACCTCAAAAGAGGAGAAGTCTCGATCATAGTCTTTTTGAGAATGTTCCTTAACCAACATCGCTTGGAGTTCTCGCAGAATTTCAGTGGTCCCAGACTTCGCCCATTCATCTAAATTATCTGAGGTAATAGACCCCCAGAATTTTTTAAGAATAAAAGGCTGAGTATCTGTAGAAATAGAGGATTCTTGGAGACTGGAGGCCCCTTCATCCGAAGCCGGGGGCCCAGAGGGAGAATTTAAGGTTAGCGAAGACTCAGCCCCAAGGATAGAACGGATTTGTTCAAAGTCCCAGTTCCCTTTGCGGCCTAAAAACTCCGCCACTTGAGTTGAGTTAACCCGCTCTTTAACAAAACTCCCAAGACCATTCTGAGGATTACCTGAAGCATGAGGGTCTAAGAAAACATTATATGGACTGACTCTCGCCTGTCCAACGATAAATGAGTCCTTGAACGAAGGCTTAGATACAAGATCTAAAGACTCCTGACCCCCATCCTCGACTGATATAACATTTGTTTCGTAGTTTCGAACCCGTTTATTTTCTCGGATTCCCAACTCCATTGCACAGACCCCGTATTTAGCCAGGTCTTCAATACACTGGTGATATGTTTCCTCTGCACGGGATTCTTGCTTATGGTCGAGTACTTGTTTTTCAGCCTTCTCAAGCCTTCGCTCAACCTTATCAACTAATTGCCGTACCATCTCCTCTGGAGGGGATTCCCCATTTACAAGGAGTTTACCTTTTCTATGCTGCTCTTCGACATCAGACTCTTCAGTAAGGGCTAAAGATCCAGTAACCCGACCATCCTTTGTTAAGTTCTGATAAAGATGGGCCACCATCGCAACACACTTTGCACGAAGTTTCATCCCCCCAATATGAGTATCGTCTTTCCACCGATTAGGATCGTGGGAAGGACTGACGCCATAGACACTGCCAACCCATTTCCGGTAGTTAGACTTAGACGAGTCAACTCCTCCAAGAGGAAGAGCTAAAAAATCAACATCATCATGCTGAAATACCTCGTGCATCCAACTATTCCCAGAAACAAATTGATCATAGAGGGAAAGGTAGTGATCCTCTAATGGACTCTTCTCAGAAAAAACATAAGACTTATTCGGTTTGTCTTCAGGCATATTTTTTAGTCATCGTAACCATCTGAGGGCCTTAGATGGGATGGAGTTACTCCCTCAAACGACGTTGAGTCAAAGATACTGTCATATCGGAGTTGGTCAAGCTGCTCTTGCGAAATTTTTTGTTTTGTAGTCTTCTCAATCACAAACTCTCCACGCATCATAGGAGAGACTCCCGTTAGTAAACAGTCTACCAGGGAGAGCTCTTGACTTCGTGCAAAAACTCCGGCTCCAGTTAAATCTCGCTTTACAAAGGGTAGCACCCTCCAGAGATTTTTACAATTTGACGTAATTATAAGAGGCTTTGCCGCATCACGAAGCTGTTGCTTTAAAAAGGGCACAGACAAACGATGATCGGGAGGAACAGGGATTACCACATCTCCCGTTTTAGTCATTTCTGTTAAATTTGACTGAGAAATTGAGTTAAATTCTTCTGACTCTTGTAAATAGTATACATAATCTGAGGAGATATTGAAGTTAGTTTCTAATTCTCTTATAAAACTTTGCACTTCCGCAACAGAATAAGAGGCACCTTTAAAGGAAGGATGGAGACTTGGGTCAACCCCATAGAGCTCTGCGAAAACAATAGGGGTGTTATGGAAAAAGTTATACCCAGCGATGGAACTTTCCGAATGTGCTCGAGTCAGCCAGAGCACTGAGAAGGGGTCCCCATTCGCAGGGATATTCACAGCCCGAACAATAGGCCAGTTACAGGGAGGACGGAAAGAAGGAAAAAAGTTCTTGTTTCCGATATCCTCCCCGAACATTGCATCAGCCATTAAATTCAGTAAAAATCTCAAGAGCTGGGAAAGGGAATCTACTTGATCGTCATGTTTAGCATTAGGGAATTTTTTCAATTCGTCAATAAAATCTGTAAGCCAGGGAGCGTTTCTAGGAAGCTTAACTCGCCCCGCCTCAATAAGAGAAGTGACGGACATGGCTCTTGCAAGCTTACTATCCCCCCGAACATGAAACGGTTCAACTGGAAGAATAGTCTGTTTCAAGTCTTCTACCAGATCAATTCCAGAGGATTTATATTCAATTACAACCTTGTGAGGACGATGCTCCTTGTACTCATCCAAAATCAACTGTTTTAGATCCGGATAAGTAAACTTCCCCCGGGTGAGATCTGTCAGGTAAACATTCAGACCATCAAATACAGCAGTGATCCCCACCGAAGGGTCGGAAGACTCGTTACGAGTCGAACCAGTATCCCAAGACTGAACAGAGAATACAACATTAGAAGGAAGATCAGAATCTCCGTAATACGTCCACCACTGCTCTTTGAAGATTTCTCCTTCTTCAATAGAGGGGCGCTGTTGGTACAAGGCAACAAAGTCTGGTTCATCTACAGCTCTTATCGACAGATATCGGTCTAGGGGAAACTTACGAGGGTAGAGCGGCGCACCTTTTTTGCGTGAAAAGAACTCTGAGCCAAGTCTTTCTTGGTAGTCAGGGTTGAAAATTTGAAACTTCTCATCCTTCTCAGCGATAGCAGGGAGAGACAAGACCTCCCAATTCTCGTTAAACCGATCAGAATCTGAATCTGGGGCGAGTGCAGTCTCCATCTCCTTAGCAAGAAGCCTCCCTGCCAAGTCATCTTCGTGCCATCTTGTCATAATCAAAACTACCGCCGACCTTCTTTCCTCTAAACGGGTGTAAGCTACAGCGGTATACCAGTCCCAAATTCTATCGCGGATAGTCTTACTGTTGGCCTCAGCCCTGTCTTTCACAGGATCATCAATGATGAAAACGTGGGCCCCTTTTCCTGTCGCAGATCCCCCAACGGAAGTCCCAAAATACTTAGAACGACGGGTCCTATTGTTCACCTGGTGATAGACCTCCCAGTCTGTTCTGGCAGATGCATCTTGAGAAAGGGAGGCTTGAGGGAAAACCTCCTTAAATTCGGCACTTTGGACGTAATTCCGGGCGTCTTTTCCGAAAGATGCTGCCAATTCCGCAGAATACGTGGACGCGATAACCTCTTTTTGGGCATTTCTGCCCAAAAACCAAGACGGAAACAGCCTAGAACTGAGCTCAGTCTTCCCATGCCGGGGAGGCATGAAGATCATGAGCCGGGGGATATCCCCTCTTTCTGCAGCCTCTAGTCGGTCTGCAATAAGGTAATGGAAGGGCTCAGGATGGTAAGAATCTAGCATTAAAAGAGCATAATCTATGAGATTACCTCTAGCTTTTACCACTCTAAGCTTCCTTAAAGTCTCAAGTTTCTGGGCAATTTCTAAGGAATCATCTGGCATTATTCTCTAATTTTAAAGGTTTTTTAGAATTTGTTAATAGATTTTGAAGAATCTGAGATCCTCTATCCCAGAGCACGATTCTTCTACATCGAAGGTATATTCTCCAGATAATAGGTCATGAGAGAACGAGTCAAAATGGTCCCGATTACGGAAATTCAGGTACTCATATACGAATTTCGGGGGCCCTTGAGCCTCGTATACCTTGGTAAAGGTCATGAGATAACACCTAGGATCATGCAAAATACGCCTCCTCAGAACCCTATTCTACACTATCCGGTACTAGAACCTCCATTCTGGGCAATAAGCTCTCAGAGTCCTTCCTACGGCAAATGGGTGGGTGTTATACCCCGTGGCAGGTATGTGGGATGCTGGAAATTCAAGGTATCCGTAGATAGTCAGTAGAACTGGCCTTTCGGGACGAAGCCTCCTCCGGAGGTGCCCAGAGGGCATCCCGAAGGGCCCAGTCTACTTGCTAGATACCCTTGGGTAGTGGGTAGGTTCATACTATATAAGAGCCCTCCAAACTCCCTACCCCTGTAACCCGCTCCCAGAGCGGTTCTCCAAGATCCGGTAGTTTTTGGTAGTTCCACCCTCCCTACCTTGACCACATACCCTCAAAAATGCTATCATATTCATATGACCGAAAACTCACTGCCACTAAAAATGTAACCCGGTTCTGAGAGGCTTCCTCTCCAGCGAGCAGATTTAGTGTTTTCGGTCAATCTCACTTTACGTTCTTGTGAGGTTTCTCAGAACCTGGGTTTTTAACAAAGGATTGACCTCCATGGAAATTGACCAAAATCTCGCCCAAAACATCGACTCCGCAGTCGAAGAATTAGACCGAATTTTCACCCATTTTTACCTTCCCGACTTACCCTTAGAAGAGTTCAGGACCCGGCTTGAGCCATGCCTTGATGAACTGCACACTTTTGCCAAATCTGCAGGGCTAACCCTAGATGAAGAAATCAAGCTATACTATACCTCTCAGCCAGACTCCGACATTAAAGAAGGTGTAGTGCTCCCCACATTCAATTTCGCAGAATTCTTAACCTACGAACCCGCTCCTGAGAAATTCCTCATAGAAGGAATCCTCCCAGAAAACACTCCAGCCGTCTTGTACGGAACAGGGGGTGTCGGAAAATCGTACTTAACCATCCAGCAAGCCGTTGCCTTGGCAACCGGACTCCCTTACTTAGACCGCTTCGAGGTCAAAGAAAAAAGGCAAGTCTTAATCATTGCCCAAGAAGACTCCAAAAACCAAATCCATTTACGAATCAAAAGAATCCTCGAGCATCTGTGTGAAATCCACGATCTCAATCCAAAAGACTTGGCTGAAGATCTTAAGAACATCGTTGCCGTGGACTTCTCTCAACTCAGAAAAGACCATCGCAAGATGAAAAGGAATCTCACTGACCCTTCAGAGGAGTTTTTCAACTCAATCAAGCAAACGGTTAACAGTTTAGGAAACGTGGGTCTCATAATCGCAGACCCTCTAAACAAACTTTATGGTTCTGACATGAACGCCAATGACTTAGCAACAGACTTCATGCTCCGCATTGAAGATCTCTGTGAAACTCTAAACGTCACTGTTGAAATCATCCATCACAAAAACAAAACTTCAGATTCTGTAAAATTCCGTTCTTACGGAGCAGGAGGCTCAATGGGAGCCGCTTCTTTCATTAACGGCGCTCGTCATGCAATCGAGGTAGACAAAGCCAACAAGCAAAACGACAAAATTCCTTCTGAAGATAGGGGTAACACCTTCCTTCACAACATTTCCAAATCCAATTACATGGCAGATGGAGATGAAAGAATTTTTTACATGAGAAAAAACACTAATGGAGTCCTCTATTACTTTGATATCGAAAAACTCCGCATTGAAAGGGAGAAAAACCAAGAACGCCTCCAACTTGAGCGTCAAGAAGACCTGGCTCTCAAATGTAGAACTGCTCTAGACCGAGGTCCTTTGAGAAAAATGGCTTTTTACGAAGCAATTGGTTATGAGAAATCAACCGGGGCTAAAAAACTCAAAGAAGCCTTAGCTTCTAACATCGTCGCTCTCGACGATAAAGGTCAGGTGGCTTTAAGTGCGCAAAACTGATGGCAAGGATTTTACTGACCGGGAAATTATCTCCAAACTTTGTACTCGAGTTCTCGAACTCCAGGACCGCTTAAACAAGCTCGAAGGAAACTGTCGCTCAGACCAAATATCTAAAGCAATCGCTAATGATCCTCGACATAGCTATAAACTAAAATAATTTATAATTTTTTTCTTTTCCCCTCTTCTTCGGAAGGGGGGATTTTTTTTTACCCAAAACCTAAATTTTCAAAAAATTAATTAGCGAGGTATGGGTTCACTCCGCTTCCGCTCCGTAAAGAGAGGCCCCCTCATTTCGGGGGCCACCCCCCCTACCGGGGAGTTTGTTACACACTCCGCTTCACTCCATGTGTCTATTGATTATGAAGTTTCTCTCACGGTGAGAGGAACAAGAGTGCTGATTGCTAGGAGGTCGCATGAACTGCGAACTGTGTAGCAAAGCCGCTTACCAGGACACAGGGCTATGCCCTGAATGTCTCTGGGATGAGGAGTCAAAGGCTATCTTCCTTCAGATGATGAAGGAGATAGCTGAGGACACAAGGGCAGAGACCCTTGTGGACCTTGACTCCTGCCCTGCGGAACAAGACGACGAGCATTGTCTATAAAAACTGCTCAAAAGGTGCCGTGTCCCACCTATGGTAAACGTGACACTTTGATTCAAAGGGGAAGCATCATGCCGTGGTATGAATGCAAGAGCTTTGATAACTGCAAACAGTTAATAGACGAGGCATACGAGTACTTACTCTGTCCTCAATGTCTAGAGGCTGAAAGCAAGGAGAGCATCATTAACCCTAAGGATGCTATCCACATATTTTGCAGTTGGTGTGGACTGGAACTGTCTTCACTGGAGTGCCCAGCCTGTGACAAGGAAACAGGTATGGAAACTTACGCTTGTAGAGAGTGTGAGGAACAAACTCCAATAGAAGACGGGCCAGTCTGCGAAGACTGCCAGCAGGACTGTTACATCTAGGAAAGGTGTGACAGATCTTCAATTCCTTTTCAAAGGGACGCTGCATAGACAGTAAGGCCATGACAGGCCAGTCCCCTCTGTGGATCGTGACAGATCCCATGTCCCGGGCCGAGGGTTAAGTCGGCACAGACCTGAGCACGTCTTTAAACTGCTCAATCTTTATAAAAAGGAGACGTTACCCTCCGAAGGTAAAAGCGTAACACTCAGAGAAAGGAAGACCATGAACGATTACGTTCATCGTTGCTTCTGTGAGTTTTGTGGTAAAAGCGTGCACTACCCTCAAATAGGGGAAGAGTCCGTGGAGAAGGCCCATTACTTCTGTTATTGGAATCGCGTCGACTGGGACTACCAGAATGACGCGAGGACGGCAGATGATGATGCCATCTTCGACCACTGCACCGGGGAGAAAACCGTTACTTTAAACGGCAAGATCCCCGGTTCTTGCAGAAAATAGTCGGGACAAAATTTTGATCCCGTTGTGCCTCAACGAATGGCACGAGGTAAACTACTCGCCAAAAGCAGTAGCGTCACCTCAAATTCTCCTGACCGGAGCCATACTCGCCACAGTAAGAGTTAAGCTGTGATAAATCTGTAAGGAGCCTGGACCCTTCGGGGTCTGGGCTCTTTTTTTATGTGAGTTCCCACTCTGGGGAGTGGGAGGTAACCCACCCTCCTGGCCCCTGCCAAGCTCCCTACCAAAGATCGACCCACTCGCTATTTTTATTCTTTTTCTTTATACACATTCCATTTCATTCCATGTGTCTAATAATGTTGTGATTATTTACAACTTTAAGGAGGTTGTATTATGGCTATTGCCAATAAGAAAGAAATCATAGATTCCATCGTAGTTAATGAGACCCCAAAAGGGGTCTTCATGAATTTACGACAATCGACCACAAACTCTACTCTTGAAGGAGTAGATTTTGTGACAAATTCGACAGGGTATCGCCTGTCGGATTCCCTTTCAGAAGAGGATTACCCTCTCCTGAAAGAGAAGATTGCGGAAGCAATCGTCCGTGAGCAGATTGCACTGCTCACAGCGTCATTGGCCTAATCGGCCACCAGGTCCTCAGCCCCTCAGGGGGCTGGGACCTTTTTTTATGCAATTTACCACTGTTGGTTTTTTTAATACTTTTAACCCACCCTCCTGGCCCGCATCAATAGATCAAAGAATCAAAGAATCAAAGAATCAAAGAACCACCCAAGTCAAAGAAACTAAGGCTCAACCAACATTCCACTACGCTTCAATTCCTTTTCATACTTAGCTATCAACTCTTCATCACTCATGCTATCGTTATCAGTGACCTTAACATGGATAGTAGAGTCAGCGTACAATTGCATTAGCTTAGACAGCTCTTTCAATGCATCCATTTTATTATGCATCTTAACTCTCACAGATTTGTGTCCACCAGCCGCTCTAGTCATGCTCACTTCGCTAATTGCATCTGCTATCGAAGCATCTATTTCTTCAGACGCTTTCAATGAAACAGTGTCACCTTCCCACTTAGTTACATCTTTAATATTTGCCGTTGCAATACGCACTAGTTGAGAAATTACAGTTTCAGGAGTTAGCGATGTCATCACCATTACTTCCTTCATCCTAGTCATAATTGCACGAGCAACAGGTTCCTTAGTTAACATCTGATTAACGTAAGTTTTGAACGAACTTTCATTCTCATTTTGATACCCAGCAAGTCTAGCCGCTTCTTCAGCTCGTCCCTCAGTTGCTATAAAAAACTCAACAAATAACGACTGCCTAAACGTTAATCCATTTGGTAACAACGCCCTTGTGTTCAACTTCTCACCATGTCTATCAAACAATTCATCCAGTGTTTGAATCAATTCCACCTTGAACTTTTTAGGGTCTAACCCTAATGATTGAATATTTGTACCCATAACACTCCAAAAATATTGAGTCACGTTATTTACATCTTATTTACATTATACACAATCTACCTACAAAACAAGAAATCGGACGCCTCCGAAGACCGTCTCCTCGCGCAAGCGCTTCGGGCGGGGATGCGTGGGGGCATGGCGGGGGTGGCATTAGGGAAGGGTTAAGGTTCACAGAAAGTGTGGGGGGTGGGTATAAACTAAGTTAATTTATACCTAACCCATGTAAGGAGTAATTTATATGACAGAACTTGAGATTAAAAACGTGAGGATTACTTTCTCACAACCTAGACACAACTAGAATCTAGTTAAGAAAATTGAGATCTTTTCAGGAGACGGCACTACAACAACCTTCTCCATCACTAGAACTCAACTAAGACTCAAACAGTGGGAAACTGTTCCTGACAATAAGCAAGTCTCAGAGCTTATTGCCGTAGAAGGATCAGACGCAGATAAATTCCTAAAACTCTTAGAAACGATGACAGACGGAACTTACTCCCTAAGAAGACGCCAGCCCATCTTCCAATTCAACGACTGACCCGGGCTACCGCCCGGGGTAGCATCTCCGCTTCGCTCCGATGCTCTGAAAACTGCGTCGTTCCTTCCGAGGTTTGGGGGGAGAAAATTAATTACTTGAGGCACTTAGCGACTTAGACCCTGAGAATTTAAAACTCTTAGAGTAACCTAGCTACTAAGTGCCTCATTTTTTTGTTATTAAGGAGAAGAACATGAACGTAACAACCGTATTAACCTTGGAAATTGAGGATCAAAACAGCCCCAATTTCCTACGAAGTAGTTTCCACTTCATCTTCCTCGAGGATGGAGATAACGAACAAGAGGAAATCCAGTGCTATCTGGATGGCCTCAAAAC